ATGGTGTCCCCTGCAGACATCTACTTGAAGCGACAGGGGATTGATTGGAATGGTGTTTTTTAGATGTGAAAAATATTTTACCCGCTATTTTACCCATTGGCGCGGCTTAAGAGCTTATTTTTGAATTCACAATGGTCACGATATAACCATCTTGCTCGCCCGTGGATAACTTTGGCTTTAGGCAGGTCTCCGGACTTAATCCGGTCATAGATGAAGGTTTTACCGAAGCCAGTATCGGCCATGATGAATTTCAAATCAACCAGGGAATCAGGCTGTAGTTCGTGTTGCATGAGTGCTATCTCCGAATAGGGAATCGAACCTGCAAATCAGGCAATAAAAAACCGCCATCAGGCGGCTTGGTGTTCTTTCAGTTCTTCAATTCGAATATTGGTTACGTCTGCATGCGCTATCTGCGCCCATATCATCCAGTGGTTATAGCAGTCGTTGATGTCCTCTGCTTCGATAACTCTGTTGAATGGTTCTCCATTCCATTCACCTGTGACTCGGAAGTGCATTTATCATCTCCATAAAACAAAACTCGCCGTAGCGAGTTCAGATAAAAGAAATCCCCGCGAGTGCGAGGATTGTTATTCACCTTTGACGGCAAGTTGCAGGTTAGCCATGGTTAACCTCCTGCGGAGTAGCCTTTACAAGCACTGGTGTAAATCCATCTTCATTAAGGTTATGAATATAGACTTCCGTTCTCCTGCGCTCTTCAGCGTTTAATATGGTTTCTGGATCATAAACCCATACTTTCATTCGACTATTCCATGAAGAAATCGCTTCAGATTTAGTTCGTTTTTCTGGTCCTTGGGCACCACATTTGCATGACACATAGCGCATTTTCCCTCTGATACTGAATGAGTATCCGATGTTAAGCACAGTGGAACCACAGAATGGGCAGCGATATAGATTCATAAATCATCCACCTTAGGCGCAGCTGAGACAGCAACATTCCAGAACTCAGAAAACATATTGTATGCACCAGATAGATTGGAAGTGGCATACCCTCCAAGCTCACTTCTAATCTGAACGGCTCTCATCATTTCCGGGGTTAACTCCTTCGGCACCATAACCCAACCATCCGGAATTACCGGAGAGTTGCCGGGTTCTTTAATGTGCAAGCGAGGCTCACCATCTTTTGGCTCAGGCCACTGGCGCTCCATGTTGATCTTCAATTTATCTTCCATAGCAGCGGTAATTTCAGCATCGCTGATGCAAGCACGGCGCTGTGCATCCCACAACAGAAACTGCATATCAGCCCACTCGCTAAGATCGTCTGGTTCGGCTGCGGCTTCCAGTGCCTCTTTTGAGAGATGTTTCAGCGGACCAATGGGGCCAACGCAGCCAAATGTGGAGTCAGACCATTTGGCATGCTCGTGGCGAATCTGTTCGCGTTCCAGTGATGCCAGTGCAATCCGTGCCAGTTCCATTTGTTCGCCACGGGTAAGCCCGTTATCAAGCGGATTTTTAATGAATAATTCGATACGTTCTTTGGTAATAGTGGTCATAGCTATTTCACCTTAATCTCAACATTTCGCAGCTTTAGCTCTACTGGCAGGTCTGACTTTCCTGTTAATGCTAATGCGAGATTTTCTGGGGTAATGAGAGCAGTTATTGCTTTCCCCATTGCCAGACGAATAATTATTCGTATTTCGCGATCGTCACATGCTCCTGGTAGAACGATTGATATTTGTCCGTCCATCTCACTCTCCTTTGATGCGAATGCCTGCGGCGCGGATTGCAGCGATGACTTCAGAAACTTTGTATGCCATTACCGTTTGGTAATCATCGTGAAAATCTGTTCGATGAAGCATGCTGCTACGTTCCGGGAGCGATATTTCCCGCGCTTCCAGTTCTGCAATGCGCTTTTTTGCTGCTTCCAGTTCATCCAGTAATTCCAGTACGGTAGCCGGATTAGCCTTGGCAACAAAATCCCGGACTGGCTTACAATCAATCTCCGCAATGGGTTGATACGATGTGTAGCCATGCTGTCTTGTATAACTACCGTGACGAATAACAAAAAAATCACCATTTATTTTTTTAGCCTGCCACTTATCTTCACCGGCTTTCTCTGCCGCTTCACGCAGTGCCTGATAGTCAATCTTGTTCATGTCACATCACCCTGAATCCGTTGCATTTACGTAAGAAATCGCAGATATAGCCCTTCATTTTTTCATGACAATCTCGATCATTCCCATTGCACCAACCATCAGGTGGAGTCCAGTTTTCTATCAGAGCAGCCATTTTCTTTGCTTTCGCCGGAGTAGCTGTTGCGGTATCGCAGTAATGACGAGTGTCAACCAACGCATCCATACCATCGATATCAAGTACGCAAAACCATGTGTGATTCGGAATTCCTACAGGTGGTATTTGTTGCCCACGTCGACGTTTATCAATAAGATATACACTCACTGCTTGCCTCCTTTGCGCCACATCGCATTCAGATATTTGTTTTGATTTACTGACGGAAAAGAATTTCTCTTAAGCAATTCCTCTCTCGATGGCATTGGCTTTACGCGTTGGCGAATAATCATTTCTGCCGGAAGAATGCCGGGGTTGTATGCAAGTCCTCTCATGATTTACTCTCCACGAACTGGTCAATAGCCATGCTAAGTGACATACCTAAAGTCTCGATATGCTGCTGAATATCCTGTAGCGTCTGCGCCTGAGATAACAGGATTTCACGGTTGCATAACTCTTTAACCAGATGCTCAAACTTGCTGTAATAACCGATACGGCTTAGTGTTTCTTTCCCTGCATTCTCGCCTTCTTTGATAATTCCTCTTTCGCTAAGAATCAGATCGTGTTTTGTTCCGGTAATAACGTATTTTCCGAGGTCGATGTTTAGCTTCATTGTTTTCATTGTTAATTCCTCAGTCATTACTGATAGCGCCATAGCGTGAGCGGTAATTACGCAGGCGCGGGTCGATTTCAGGGAAGTGGGTATATGTGGCTTTGCGGAATGGTCGGATTGATGTCTGGTAAATTCGCTCTCGTTCTTCTTTCTCTGCAAGCCATATGCAGTGGCGAAACTCCTTTTCCTCTTTCGTTTCCTGCGGTAGAGACATTATTCGATCGTAGTTTTTTCTGAATTTATCCAGCACCTCCGATACGGAATTGCCGGAACAGCGGCGCGCGTCATCCGCACCATACAGAGGCGCTGGCATAATTAAATCCTTATTTTTCTAAATCAGAATGGGATGGAATCGTCGTATACAGGAGTGTTCTGCTGGTTACTACTTTGCTGCTGCGGGCCATTTCCTGAAGCTGCAAATCCAATCTTTGCATTCAGTAATTCAAGAGTGATTGATTGACAATTTTGCCCCTGATAAACATCAACCCTGATGTTTTCTCCGGTAATTTCCACAATGCCACCTTCAACAAGAACACTACGGTAGTAATCCGCTTGCGCTCCCGGCTTGGCAAATACAACGGCGCTGTAGTTTGTCCATTCTTTCTTTTTTGTCTGGCGATCGTAATGCTGAACTCCAGCACGGATGTTGAATCCGATATTTTCCCCGGCCTGAAACTCTCTTGCGGGCTTGTTTAGTCTTACAGTAATCGAATGTGCCATTAAGCAGCAGCTCCTTCTAATTCGTCTCGTCTGATGTTGTAAACGTCCTGCGCTTTGTGCTGCTCCGGTGTGCCTTCGAGCATCTTCCACGCTTTGGCGAACGCCTGTTTAAGCTCTTCTACGGTGTTTTTCTGCATTGCTGCGTCAGTGAATGCTTTTAGAACCTGTTCAGGTGTAGGTAATGGTTTTGATTGCTTTGCTGCTGCGTTCTGCTGATGTTTATGCTCGTCGGTATCTGCATCTTTCGCATCATCAATGCCGAATAAACCATTGAGGCAATACTTGCGTGCATAAGAGCTTGTAGCTCCCGTAACTTGTGCAGAATCCATTCCTTTCTTGCTTTCTTCCTCTCGTGCAAGAGCGGTTGCTTTATGACTGTTTTCGCCATCAGTAATAGTTGCCGTTGCTTTCACGTAATACCGATCACCAATCAACACAACTTCATCGCTGATTGATAAAAACAGGCCATTCAGTAACGGCTTAACACCCTCAAGAATGTCTTCGCAGCTTCTGTATTTATATTTGCCGAATGAGTTGTATTGATTCTTTGGCGCGTTCAGATTCTCCTGAATAGCTGCCAGCCTTGCGTAAAATTCTTTGCTCATATGTTTGTTCTCAGAATGGACATTCCCCAAGGAAATAACGCTGATTTAATACTTCGACTCGGGACAAATTAAGGCATACCCGCATTCCTTCGCGGTCGCCATTATGGCGATGCCAGAGAGCTTTCTGCGTGTACATGCGTCTCTGTAACTTGCTCTCCTTCACTGTGGTTGCAAGTGACATGAATATCTCCTTCGTTACCGATTAATTCTTTCATCTGACGAATGAATTCTTCGTCTGACCAGTTATCTGTAAAACTCATTTCCTGCGATACCACGGAAGGTTGATAGCTGATTTCATCGCTTTATTTGCTTCAAGCCACATTTTTGAATCACCAATAAATCTGGCTATTACTGCTTTGTTCTGTGCAGCACGAAGCATCTGGTGATTGATGGCTATTTCATTGCGCATAACGCCTCCAGTTGTTTCTTTGCTGCTCTGATTAATTGTTTAACTCGGCGTGATAATTCAGATTCGTGCGGGTAGAAAGCGGACATGACGCCGCTACCCGCGAGCTGAAAGTGCATCATGGGTAACTCCTTATATTTGATTGCATAACGAAAACGCCTCAAGTGAAGCGTTATTGGTATGCGGTAAAGCCGCGCTCAGGCGGCTTTGATAGTCATATCATCTGAATCAAATATTCCTGATGTATCGATATCGGTAATTCTTATTCCTTCACTACCATCCATTGGAGGCCATCCTTCCTGACCATTTCCATCATCCCAGTCGAACTCACAAACAACACCATATGCATTTAAGTCTTTCGAAATTGCTATAAGCAGAGCATGTTGCGCCAGCATGATTAATACAGCATTTAATACAGCGCCGTGTTTATTGAGTCGGTATTCAGAGTCTGACCAGAAATTATTAATCTGGTGAAGTTTTTCCTCTGTCATTACGTCATGGTCGATTTCAATTTCTATTGATGCTTTCCAGTCGTAATCAATGATGTATTTTTTGATGTTTGACATCTATTCATATCCTCATAGATAAAAAATCGCCCTCACACTGGAGGGCAAAGAAGATTTCCAATAATCAGAACAAGTCGGCTCCTGTTTAGTTACGAGCGACATTGCTCCGTGTATTCACTCGTTGGAATGAATACACAGTGCTTATTCGCGAGCTTTGAGCATGGCATCAGCAATAAAGTAGGCATCATCTGCTAATTCTTTGTACTGTGGTGAATTCTGTCCACCGCCAAAGGAATGTCCGTCCCATCTGCGCACTATTGCTGCCATAGCCTTAGCAGCGAAGTAATCACGTAATGTCGCATCACTTGCCATTTCTGGGCGTTTGATATCTGCTTCATAAAACTCGCACATCATTCACCTCCAAGAGCATTTGCAGCCTCTTTTGCTTTGTGAATCCATAGCAGAGCCATGCAGTACACAGCCTTTTCGTCGGCTCCTGTGATATCTTGCTCTGCCATCCATTTTGTAAATTCAACTGTGTTCATATTCACCTCTGTTGTTTATGCCAAAAATAAAGGCCACCATCAGGCAGCCTTGTTATTCTGTTTACCAAGTTCTCTGGCAATCATTGCCGTCGTTCGTATTGCCCATTTATCGACATATTTCCCATCTTCCATTACATGAAACATTTCTTCAGGCTTAACCATGCATTCCGATTGCAGCTTGCATCCATTGCATCGCTTGAATTGTCCACACCATTGATTTGTATCAATAGTCGTAGTCATACGGATAGTCCTGGTATTGTTCCATCACATCCTGAGGATGCTCTTCGAACTCTTCAAATTCTTCTTCCATATCTCACCTCAAATAAGTGGTTTGCTGCCTAATTTCATTTTCTGGCGACCAACACAAGTCACCCCCATTTCACTGCGTGGCTTGCTGTACCATGTGCGCTGATTCTTGCGCTCAATACGTTGCAGGTTGCTTTCAATCTGTTCGTGGTATTCAGCCAGCACTGTAAGGTCTATCGGATTCAGTGCGCTTTCTACTCGTGATTTCGGTTTGCGATTCAGCGAGAGAATAGGGCGGTTAACTGGTTTTGCGCTTACCCCAACCAACAGGGGATTTGCTGCTTTCCATTGAGCCTGTTTCTCTGCGCGACGTTCGCGGCGGCGTGTTT